TATGCAGGGTCCTCACGCACACATCTTGCCATAGTGACTATAGTCTCACCCTTGTATCTTATCAGTGCCTTTTGCCTGGGGCCAACGCCGATCAACTCGACATGAGCCCCGTTGGGCACCTTAGATCCCAAATACCTGTGGTGATTGTCCCATCGGAATACTCTCACTACCATGTTCCTATTATACAACATTTTTCCCGAGTTGTCAATACCAGTTGAAATATAATTCCAAATTGCATATTAGTACCTGCATGATATTATACTATTGACATTGCCGCTGGAATATGGTACAATGGTATAGGAGGAGTGGGTAGCTATGCCAGGCAATCACAGAGTAGAGCTGCATGATACTGAGACTGGGTGCGAGCATGGGGAGTGTCTGGAGTGCCCCCTACCCGAGTGCAAGTATGATCACGCGGACGGTAATCCCAGGCCAGTAGCTGTTTCTCGTGTAGCTCCTGTAGTCGCCAAGGCTAGACCCAGCGTTGCCCCTGCGCACTATGAAAAGGGCAAGGTAAGGCAGACGGTGGCCAGGCACCTGCGGGCGCTTGGGTGGGCGCAGCAGCAGATAGCTAGGCATCTTGGAGTGCACCAACCTTATGTATCAACGCTGCTAAATAAGAGGAGCTATGACTAACGACATAACCCCTGAAGAATCTGTTGCCATGAGCCTAGTCCCTTGGGACAGGGACGACGAGCGAACAAGGTATTTGGGCTTGAGGAGCTGCGGGTTCACCATCAGGGAGGCGTTAAGGCTTATTGGCCGAGCAAAGAGCACACTGAGTCTCTGGCGGCATAATGACGAGTTTGTCAAGCTGGAGACCCAGATCCCCGATATGCGCAGGCAGCATAGGCAGGAGTACACTAACACTGAGTTCTTCCGAAACTACTGCCTGGTGCTGGAGAAGGACAAGCAGGTTCTGGAGAGCAGCCTGTATCCAGGCAAAGATGGCGATGGTAAAGCTGTCCCTATGACCAAGTGGGATCATGAGTATCTGCTCAAGCTCCGATCACATTATACCCCCCAACAGCTCCAGGTTATAGAGGCTCTGATTGAGGGCGACAGGCAAGGCAAGGGATTTGACTGGTCTGAGCTGTTCTTGACGGCAACCAGGATTCAGGAGCGGGTTTCTATTGGAGTCAAGGTGGTTCCTCAATCACAGATTATCGAAGGTGAGGTAGTGGAGGACTAATGGGATTCAGGCCAGTTACTCCAAAAGTCCAAAGAGCTGCTCGGCAAAACATAAGAAAAGCTCAGCTGAGTCGGATTAGAACTCGTGAGCCAAGAAGCATCGGCCGAGTTACTAGGCAAAGGCGGCGGGGGCTCACAAGGAGACGGGCATAACATGATCTGAGGAGGCCAGATGCACCTGGTCATTGATGGGTACAGTCGGGACAGGGGAATCCTTCGAGACGTAGACTTGATCTATGATCTGCTGGACGACCTGCCTGACCTGATTGGAATGACCAAGATCGCCAATCCTCGAGTGTTCTCACACACTGGCAAGAAGATCGAGGACTGGGGAGTGTCTGGGATTGTTCTTATTGCTGAGAGCCACATAAGCATCCATACTTTTGTCGAGCGGGCCTTTGTCAATGTAGATGTTTTCTCCTGCAAGTCATTTGACACTAAGAAGACTCTTGAATATATAAAGCAGGAGCTGAAGCTTGAAAGATATAAGCACTACACTCTCGAGCGGGGCTTGGAGTTTCTGATATGACTATGTCGCAGGCTGAAGCCGTTCGGCTTCTCATGGCAGACCCAGTATTGCGGCTAGAAACTCTAATGACGATAGAGGATAAGAACCGTAATCTTGTCCCTATGATGCTATTTCCTATTCAGCGGGATGCCCTGGAAACTCGTACTGGCCGAGATGTCTATGTCAAGCCAGCTCAGGTAGGGTTCACCAGCCTGATCATGGCTGATTACCTTCTGGACTGCTTGACCATCCGAGGAACAGTCTCTGTTATCATCTCCTATGACGAGTTCATCACTGGCAGGCTGCTGAGAAAGGCTCAAGCATTCTATGACAACCTGCATGAGAGAGTTCCCAGTATCCCTAAGATGGAGCACAAGTCTACCTTCGAGAAAACATTTAGGGGGTTAGGGAGTAGCTTCTATATCGGCTCTGCCAGATCATTTGCGTTTGGCCGAGGCGAGACCATCCACAATCTTCTCATTGATGAGTACGGCTACTGGCCAGCAGGGGCGCCAGAGCTACTGTTTGCGTCAGCTTTGCAGCGAGTCCCGCTAACTGGAAGCTCCAAAGTTGCGATAGGCTCTACTCCCAACGGCGAGGACAATGACTTTCACGAGATTTATGCCGCGGCCAAGGAAGGCCAGATGGTTGGGAAGTCTGTGTTCAAATCACACTTCTACCCCTGGTATCTGCATCCTGAGTACTCGATGCTTCTCGATAGCCCATATGCCCTGCCTGGGGATGAGAAACCAGTTCTAGATAACGTTGACTCTGAGGAAGCAGCTCTCATAGTCAGGTTTGAGCATCTGGGGATCGGCTTTGAGGAAGCAAACAACAAGATCCGCTGGCGCAGGTATAAGATCGCTGAGATGGCCAGTCTCAGAAGGTCTGGGGAGACCAGACTACTGTTCGGTCAGGAGTTTCCTGAGGACGATGTCAGTTGTTTCCTAGTTGCTGGTGATATGGTCTACGACCCGGATCGAGTAAACGAGATGGCAAGGGAGTGCTACCCTGCTCCTATTCATCATCTTGATGCTGACATCTGGCAGCCTCCTGAGGAGGGTAGAAAGTATCTTATAGCCATTGACGCTGGGGAGGGAAAGACTAGTGAGAGCGTAGCTACTGTCTGGAACTTCCAAGCTGAGGATGAGTTTCTGCATTGTGCAACCTTATCTGGCCTTTATTCCCAAGATGTAATGGCTGAGAAGGGTATGGCTCTAGGCAGGTACTACAACGAAGCACTAATGGCTGTGGAGGATGCTCTGGATATAGTAGTCCATGTTAAGACCTATCCGCAGCTTTATTACAGGACCGACCCTGTCACTGGTCGAGTTGGTAAGGACATTGGCTGGCAATCTAACACGAAAACCAAGCCTTACATGATTACCGAGGTAATCCGGAATCTCGGCAGAATCAAGACTCGAGATATAAGAATAGTCAGCCAGTTTCGCAACATCAGGTGGATTCGGAGCAATTCTGGTCACGAGAGAGCTATTCCTACTGGAGCTGACGACTATCACGACTCTGCTGCCATTGCTGTGGTCTGTCGGGAATCTGTCCCGATTGAGAGAGGATTCGTGGGAGTCGCAGGATGGTCAAGTGATTGGGGGAAGTAACTATGGGAAAGCCGAGATGTCCTGGTTCTAAGATCCGCTCCGGGGGAAAGGGAAGAGGCTTGGGCAGGGGGAAGGGTAAAGGCCCGAAGGGAGTCCCTATTGGTAGGAGGCGATAGTGAGAGCGCAAGAAATCCAGACCAAATGTACTGATCTGAGAAGCTTCTGGGCCAAGCGAAACGCCAAGATGCGGGAGTGGTATAAGGTTCTGGAGATGGTAGATGAGCTTGCTCAAACGGACATGGAGTCTTTTGTAGGCAATGACCCTCGGGCAGCTTACAATCTCATAGTCCACATGCTCGACTCCAGAATTCCTCATCGCATAGCTCCTGAGTACATGACCACTGAGCTTATTGGAGTTGCTGACGATGTAGAGGCTATCTTCCGAACTGCCTGGAATGACATCTTTCTCAGATACAGAAGCCGAGGCAAAACCAGCTGGATGCGAGACTTCTTGGGCCTTCTTGCTGCTACTGGGTGGTACTCGGTCTTTGCCCAGGTTACCCCAGATGGCTCTAGATGCATGGCAGAAATCTGGAACCCTGCTGAGGTCTACCCTAACTTTGACGACGATATGATGATAGAGTGCTCTCATATCTTTCCAATCTCTGTGGTTGGAGCTAAGCGGCTGATCTACAGGAACGGCTGGCCAGTAGATGCTCCTAGGCAGAAGTCAAACGTATATGACTACTGGTGGGTAGACGAGCGGGGTAGTGTTTATAACAGCATCGCACTCGGCACTACCGTTGTAAAGGATAGTGTGCATGAGTCAAGATTCCACCGCATTCCTATCTTTGTTGCTCCAACTGGTGGTCTCCCTGATATGGGGATGCTCTGTAATGTGGAAGGCCAGTATCTGGAGGAAATGGGTCAGAGCTTCCTGGCTACTAACCTCCCCGTGTTCAAGAACCTGAACAAGTGGTGGACATTCTCGATGCAGTTGATGAGGGACACTGCTCAGCCCAGGTGGTTTGAGCAAACCTCTAGTGGCACTAAGATAATCACTCCCGAGAATGTGTTTAAGCGAGGAGCAATATTCCGAGGCGGACTGCAAGATAAGATCTCAACTCTCGATGTTCCCCCAATTCCTGTTGAGCTGAGAGCATCGCTACTTGACATGGAAGCAATGCTACAACGGGGCGGCCCTTCCTGGGCTATGTATGGTAATATAAGCCAGCCACTTACTGCTTACGTAATGAGCCAGATTGCTGCCAGCGCTAACCAGATGGCAAAGCCGTTTCATCAGTCGACCATCAATCTTATCACTGATATTGATAACTTCTGGCTGGAGCTGATGAAGAGCCAAAATTACAAGCCGTACAAGATGGAGCTGCCGAAGGACTTGCCACCCGAATCCAGAATATCTGCTGAGTACGAAATCCGTATCCCTGGTGACCTGATGAACAGAGCTACTCAGGCTCGCATGCTTGACCCAGACTTCAGGCTCAGTACAACTAGGGTGATGCTCGAACTCTTTCCTGAGGTCAGCAATCCTTTGCAGGAGCAGGCAACGGTTAGAGCTGACCAGGCTAGACGGCATCCGGTTATGGCTGTGCTAGCGTTGATAGACTACCTGGAAACCCAGGCTGATGAGCTTCGAGATGCTGGGGAGAAGAAACAAGCTGAGCTGCTCGAAATGGCTGCCGAGAGAGCAAAGAGCTCACTAGGAGTGGCTGAGGAGGAAGCAGCGGCAGCAGGGGTTCCAGGAGAAGAAGCTCTGGCCCAAGCTCCAGTCGCTGGGCCTAGGGGGCGAAGATAATGCCATTACCGAAACTACCTCCAAGACCAAAAGAAAAGATTCCTGTAGAGCCGCCGCCCATCCTTCCACTCAAGCTAGCTGGTGTTATTCCTTGGAGATCTAAGGCCGAGGAATACGGAACAAAGATGCGACTGGCTGGCCACAGAGCAGAGGAGCTTGGCAAGGAATTTGCCAAGGCGATGACCCCTCAAACTCCTGAGGAGAAGATCGAGCGGTTTGAGGAGATCCGAAAGCCAGTCGTTATCGAGCGAGAAGGCCAGCCTCCTGTCTATGTTGGGGTTCCTGTAGCTCCTACGATCCCCACAACCAGACCAGCGTCGGAGATAAAGCAGGAACTGCTGCCAGTCATTGGAGAGTTCGAAAAGTACAACTGGTTCTACGCGACTGCTGTTAATAGTCAGATGGTTGCTCAGGTCGCGGCAATGGCCGAGCAGGCTGGGAATACTGAAGGGCTTGATTTTCTCACTCCTGATGATATTCTTTCCTCTATTCCAGCGCCAGACAGCCTGACTGAGGAGGAATCGGCAGAAGCTCGTGAGATGGTGGAAGGTATATTTGTTGAGGCTACTGAGGAGTTGGAGGAGCTGGTTGAGGGCCTTCCAAGGGCTCTTGAGGAGTACACTGAGGAGTTGGAGCTTCCTGGGCTTGTCCCTCCTGCTCCTGTTGCCCGTCGAGTCCCTGTAACTACCCACCAGGCAACTGTAGCTGACCTCATTAAAGCTTTCAAAACTCCAGCTAGGCCAAAACCAGTTCTGTCCGAGGAGGAGTGGCTCAAGGGCCTGAGGGAGGATGGAACTATAGCCGCTGACGAAGACCTGTTGGACTTCTACAAGCAGGAAACTAACCGAATGGTGCTGGAGTGGATAGATTCTAGAAATAAGATAAAAGCCTACAAACAAGGCATAGAATCAGTCCACCCTGCTGGCCTCAAGGATCTCCTGAAGCAGTTTGCCGTGCAGCCTGGGTATGATTTGATGGTAATTGGTGGCTACTACTTTGAACATGTCAGTATGCCTCTGGCGGGATTCCTATGGGGGAAGTTCCCCTGGACACTACCTCCACTGCTTCCGGTGCTGGGCGTAGCAGAGCTATTGGGGAAAGGCCTTCCTGTGATGATTCCAGATATCGAAGCTGAGTACAATAGGCTTCGGGCATCCGGTGAGGATCCTTGGATGGCTATGTCTCAGGCCTGGGAAGCTTGGGATGCCCCCAACTGGTTCCTCAAGTACCTGATAATGGAGGCCTTTACTGACCCGTTTACTTATGTCGGCTGGGGTATAGCTACAAGGTTCACCAGACCTCTAGGAGGTTTTGGCAGGCTAGTTGGAGCTGCTGAGAAAGGTGCAGCTAGGGTCTTGGAGCTTCCCTTCGATGCTATCAAAGCTGGCCTGAGGAAGATGCCTACAACTGCTGGTATTCGAGCAATGAGAGCTGAGAACGCAACTGCTCAGTTTACTCGGCTCCATATCGAAAACTTTGTTGGCAAGCCTATCAACAAGGTAAGCATAGCTGAGATGGATGCGGCTCGGGAGTCGGCTATCCGGTTTGCATTGAAGAATCCTCACTCCGAGGAGCTGCCAGCACTAGCGGGTAAGGAGTTCCTCAAGCACACTCCGGTTAACCAGAGAGACATAGCCAGGTGGACTGAGAGGCTAGGGGCCGAGATTCCGGAGAAGGAAGTTACCAAGGAAATGATCGAGGGAGCTGATAATGTCTTTGAGGACTACTTCTTCCGTCATCTTGTTACTCGAGATGAGGCAGGAGCCCAGCTGCTGAAGGTTCTCAGTATAGCTCCCGCAAAGGAAGGTGCTTATAAGACCGCTGGCAAGATTCTTAACACTAGGGGCGCTAGAATCATAGGCCGGTCAAGGTTCATGGTACAGGCTGAGAATGCCTTCGAAGCTACTCGGGCTCTGGCTCGGCAAAACTATAAAGTCCAAGTGCTGATTGAGCGAAGTGCTGCTTATATGTCTAGGCTCGAAGGCGGCACTATGACTGCACTGGTTCAAGGCATTGACACTAGGGTCACTGCAGTCTGGCGAGACTACATTGACAAGATGCTGGTTAGGCCCTTTGCCGAGGCTTACCTCACCTTTGCCATGTACGGCCCTATGAATGTCCTGGAGGACTACGGCAGGTCGACTCTGGGCCATGTCATGCCAAGGAGAATGGGAGTGGAAGCCTGGCAGGACGTGGCCTACGGCCTCAAGTACGATCCCAATCTTACTCGCTATGGTATGTCTGAGATGATTGGCTACCTTGAGCGGACTGGTGAAGCTTCTGCTCACAACAACTGGGTGTTGCAGCTTGCCACTGGCGGGCAGAAGAAGTGGTCGGAGAAGCTATATACTGCGCTAGTTAGGACTCCTGGTGGCTTAGGTATGGACATCAGGAGGAACTTCATAGCTAGGCGGTATGATCAGATCCTGGCTGAGGATGGTGGAAGCCTTATCACAGACATTGCCAAGTCTGGCCCAAACACTCCTGCTGGGGTTGAAAAGAGGCTAGCTAAGCATCTGGAGAAGGAAGTTTATCGAGCCAAAACTACCGTCAATGTTGATCTAGTTCGGGGAGTCAAGGATGCCTTTACTCACAAGAATCTCACCCGAGCTGAGCTCCGCAACACCATGAGTCTATTCCCTGACATTCCTCCTGCTGCTCGAGACCTTGTCCTCAAGGCTCATAACCGAGGAACTCTCTGGAGAGACATAGACGGAACCATGCAACAGGCTCAGGACATACTTGTGGAGGACTTCATCCGTAGTCCTGATATGGCTACTCAGCAGGTGGAGCAGCTGTCCAAGATTCTAACCGAGATGGAAGTCAAGAATCCTCAGGAGATGGCCTGGGCTATGCAGCAGATTCAAGTTATGTGTGATGTCTATGGGGCACTTCCTCATCAGGTAGTTGCCCAGGCTACAATCAAGTCAAGAGGATTGCAACTGGCTCAGAGGGAATCGGCGTTTGACGAGACTTTCTTGAAGATATACGGGTTCTTGGATGATGCTGGAGTCAATATTGAGAGGGTAGTGGGGAAGCTTCGAGCTGATGCTCCTAAGATTGGCTTGGGGGCTAACTACTCTACCAAAGCCAACCGCCTCCTAGACATTATGATGGCTCGCAAGGAATATGCTACTGAGTTCCGTGCTCAGAACATGGCTACCAGACATGAGATCTTTGCAACCACCCCGAGGCGAGAACGCACTCCTCAGTTCTGGGACGACTTTGGTATGCAGATGGAGTCTGAGTGGAGTACGTTTGAGCTGCGAGATGCTGAGCTATTTGGCCAGATGGAACAGGCTAGGGAGCTTATGGATGCAGCTGCTGGGGCCAGGCCAAGAGCCCGTGCTTCTATCAAGGTTACTGGTAGAGCACTAGCTCCTGCTGACATTGGGAATCTCATTGGGGCTCGAGGCGATGATATCTCTAGGGCTCTGCTGGAAGTTCTCACTGTCAACAGCAAGCCAAGATTCACTGCCTATGTCATGGGCCGAGTCAGACCATCTGATGCTGGGTTTACTCGAGAAGCAGTTGAATCTGTCTATGACCAGATAGTTGCTAGCCTTCATACAAGACCAGATACATTCTCTTACATTACCAGAAGCCAGATGCAGATTGATGGTCTGAGGAAGGAACTCTGGGGTCTGCATAACTCCAAGCAGTTTCCGAAAGAGCAGATAGAAAAGATGCATGGGTATATTGATGCTCATGCGAATGCTCTTGAGAAGCTGATATACGAACCTACCATTACTAAGGGCATGGAGATGGGGCTGTCTCCTAGGATCCTAAAGTATAGCCACACGATGAAGGATATAGAGACCATAGCTTCTGGTCAGGGGACTATCAAACTCTATCACGGCGCCCCTGAGGAGTTTGCAGAGGCTCTCGTTAGCGAAGGCCCGAGGGTGCCCTATAATGTTGAGGACGTAGCTAGAGGGGTAGCCAAGGCCTATGGACTAAGTTGGAAGGAGTTTGAGCCGTTTGCATATAGAGCGGGAGAGGTAGTGAAGGGCCTTAGCACTGCTACTGCTCCCGTGGCTAGCAGATGGGCGCAGCACTTCCCTGTAGGTGAGATACTGACTGATCTCAATTCTCATGCTAGGCTTCTGGTGGAGTCCAAGAAGCTGGCTAGGAAAACTGGGCAGTCTATCGAGGATGCCTACGAGGCTGTAGCCCTAAGGGGAGAGGAGGCAGCAAAAGCAAAGGGAGTTCCTGCTGCTACAGAGAGCCTGGCTGACCTGCTCGGGCTTCCAGACAAGTATACTCTCAAAACCGGAACCGGTGCTCTGGTGGAGCTGGAGATAGATGTTAGTAAGCTGCCTGCGCAGTCTATTGCTAGGGCAAGGCAGGAACTTGGAGCACTTGGTAGGGCAGAGATTTCTAGGAAGGAACTTGTTGAGCTTTGGAACCATGGCTATAAGGACTTCAAAGTTGATCCCGGCGCTATTAAGTCCGCGAGAATTGTAGAGAGGGGACTACCACAGGTTCCCCTTGCTCCTCCTGGCCCTCCTGTTGAGCGGGTCCTCAAACCTGAATTCTCCGACTACCAAACCCTCCGCCAAGACGCTATGGATGAGGCTCACAAGTGGTACTATAAGGAATATCCTGACTACACCAATGCTAATGCCTTTGATGCTTTTATGAAGGCGATTTATCCCTACTGGACTTATGAGTCTCAGCGGCTCTACTGGCTGCCTCGAAGCTTCGTCCGTCACCCTGGAACTTTCACTAACTTCGAACGCTGGCAGAATAACACTGACTATGGGTACATTCATATCCCTGGAACCTCCGCTGACATCAATCCCTTCCGAGGAACCATCTATGGAACTCTAACAACCAGGCTAACCCGTCGAGACTTTCCTGAGTACTACGACTCCCTGCCTCTTGGCGGCTTCGTCGAGATGATGGACGGTCTCAGCAGATGGGGCTTCTACCCAGGCATCCATATTCAAGCCCCCCTGTCACTGATTGGGGGATTGGAGGCCCAGACTGGGGAACTGTTGCCGTCACTCCACAGATCAGCCTTGAACATGATGGTAGCGGCCTTCCCAGATAACAAGTATGCTAATGCTATCCGAGATCGCCTATTCAATGATAGATTCCATGACTATGCTGCTATCATCGAAGCAACCAGGCACGGTGCAAATGGGGTTCTCATCTGGACTAAGATTCAGGAAGGCGTTGAGCTGACTGACGAGGAAAGATCAGCCTGGTCTGCTGGCCGAAGGGAAGCTGCCCTCTGGGGTATCCCCTTTGAGCAGTTTGGTATGTTCCGGCTGAGGACTGATGAGCAGTATGAGGTATATGAAGCTGCCAGCCAGATTATCTTCGAAATGACTGGGATCACTCCTGAGCAACAGGAAGACCTCAGGCGCCGGGGTGAGAGGCTCTGGGACTTGGTCGGTGGCTTATCTCCAACTCAGCAGGCTATCCTCGAGGAGCTGGATTACTACAAATGGGTGAGTGCCAGGAATCCCCTACTTCCCAGTACCCAGCAGCTTGAACTCAACCGCCAGACAATGTTCTGGAATGATGTGGAGAAGTTCAATGAGTCAAAGACCCAGGAGGCTCTCCAGTATCAGGCTGAGTTTCGCTCTGGTAAACGAGGCCCTAAAGACTACATTACCCAGATGACCAAAGTCTATGATGCCAAGCGGGAGTACATTGACGAGCTGCATAAGTCTGACCTGTATAAGGACGTGGCAATAACTCTCGAAGAGCGACTGGACATGTATAAGAGACACGGCCGCACTCCTCCTGTCCAGCATCCTATGCGGGAGCTAATGAACCTCTACTTCTCTATCAAGCTGGAGGAAGTCGAGGATCCTGAGACTGGGGAGCTTTACCGTGACTGGGATAGCTTCTGGACTTACCGAAAGGCCATCGAAGCTGCGATTCCTGATGAGTTCAAGAAGGAGTGGGAGGAGTTCCTTTCCCGCAATACTACTCCTTACGAGCAGGTCAGATTCCTGGTTAACGAGGAGTACTTCCGAAAGTACAACCAAGTTTGGGAGATGGTACTGGCTACCTACCCTGAGGGTGAGCAGAAGCTAGTCGAAGAGTATCTGCATCTCGGTAGAGTGAAGAAGAACAAGGAGCGAAGGGCAGCTATCAAGTTGATGGTATCTGAGAAAACTGAGCTCAAACTCATCTCCAGCTTCCAGTCTGATCTATCTTCTGCCCGTAGAGCTCTTCGCTATGCTAATCCCCAGCTTGATGCCTGGCTCAACTTCTTTGGCAGGGTTGATTCCTTCACTACTGACTCTGCCGAAACAGCTTACGAGCAAATCCAGCGGGACATGGGAAGGAGGTAGGGCACATGGAACTTTGAGATAATGTATAATTTCAGATAATCAATACATTATCTCTTATGTTGAAATTATACTATTGACAACCGTGGCTGAATGTGGTACAATATGGTAGGAGGAGGCTAATGTCTGACAAAGACCCTCAGACTTCCGATGGTGACGGTGATCCATCTGGCTCCGGAAACCAGTCCCCAACTGACCCATCTGCGGGTGGGCCGAAGGCTGGCACTGTTGGTACTGGGCCTAAGATGGTTCCTGAAGCTGATCTCCTTGTGCAAAAGCAGAAGGCGGAAGGGTTGGAAGCACAGCTAGCTGAAGCGCAGACTGCTCATAATACAGCCTTGACTAAGGTTGGAGAGGAGCATGAATCGACTCGGCAGAAGCTGCTTGCTACCGAGGCCAAGGTCACTACCTTGGAGGAGAGGTCAAGGGATGGGGCAGGATCATCCGAAGAACTGGTACAAGCCAGGAAGCTGTATGACGAAGCAATAAATAAGGGTGTGGTACTTGAGGGCAAGCTCCTTGATGCCTTGAGGCAGTCTATGGTAGCTGCCTTTGGTATAACTCCTGACTCAGTGAAGGACAAGACCCTTGAACAGCTTGGCCAGTTCGAAGAGGCTCTGAAAGCAGTCACTGCTGGTAAAGGCACAGGCCCTTATGCTCTTGGTGGAGGTGCTGGTGCAACTCCCCAGACCGCAACAGATCGGGCGAGGGCAATTCTGGCAGAGGCTGACAAGAAAAGAGCTGGTGGCTCTCCTTCTAGTGAATGACGACAAGGAGATGAATCATGGCGGATAGCGGTGGACATTGGACTAACCTAGCCGCGCTTCAGAAACTCACCGAGTCTACCAAAGTTCCCGGTGTCATCGAGACCGACGTCATGCGAGGGAATCCGGCCGAGCGGATGGCTCTCGTGCAGGCCGCTCATACAGGCAAAAGCATCAAGTGGCTTCGGGAGCAGATAGTAGCCGATGCTGATGTCACGGACATCCAGGTTGGTGAGATCTTGACCTTCTCCGAGAACATGGGCTATGACGAGGAAGAGACGGAGCTGAAGATATCCTACATCATGCGGAAGCTGGACAAGTACGTCCGGGATATCTACGGCACCTTCAACGACTATCGAGCACAGATCCTGGTCGAGATGGAGAAGGCCCTTCTGAGGAAGCTCGGCGACAAGATACTGTATAATGACCTTACCTACGGTGGAGCGAAGCAGTTCGATGGTCTTCATGCTCTGGCCGCGGTACAGACCGGCACTGACCTGGATATAGACGGAGGGGAGGCAGGGTTCTCCTTTGGGAACCTCCGGACTCTGGTCGATGCAATGCCTGCTGGCGTCGATGAGCTCTGGTTCCCTCACAAGATCATGCGGCAGGTGGATGCGGCCTATCAGGAGAAGGGATTCTCCGGCCTGGCAATTACCAGAGGCACAATGGCGAGCATGAGCATCGGCTGGAACGAAGCTGGTAAGCGCCAGATGTTCTGGGATGGGATTCCCATAGTCCGCACCGACTACCTGGTAGCAGAGCAAGCCAACACCGGCGTAGGGTCAGATGCCCGGGCCAAGTACAGCTCTGGAGACAAGCAGTATTCCATCATGGCTGTGAAGTTCGGCAACGTGCTCGCCGAAGAGCCCGGAATGGCGCTTGCCTTTGGGAATACCGAAGGAAATGGGCAGTTCTACAAGCTCGATACCTTCCCAACCCTTGAGAACTGGGACGCCGAGGCCATGAGGATGGTTTCTTACGTCGCGGTGCTGCTCGGTGCTGCTCATTGCCTCGGTCGAATCTACGACATCGAAGACTTGCCGGTGACGGCATAAGGACATAGGGAGGAGACAGGAAAATGAGAGGACTCAGAAACGTCATAAGCTACCCTGGTGGGAAGGTGCTTATTCCCAGCCAGTGCGACAGCCTGGATGAGAATGCCGGTGAACTTCCTGACGAGTTTGCGGAGTCTTCGCTTCAGCTGTTCCCCTTGGGGAGCCTGCTGATCGTCGGGGAGAGGAAGTACCGATACTGCCGGAATGCTGCCTCGGGTGGCCCAGGGAAGGGTGTGTTAGCTCAGGCCGCTGAGCTTCAGCACGCTGACGCTGACGCTGGCCGAGCGGTTGCTGTGACCAATGCTGTTGGTGACCTCACGGTGAGCATCACAGGCACCACAAACCTGACAGCGACGGCAGAC